GTGTCAATAATATCAATAAGTTCTTCCGTTACTTCGTCATCTACAGGCATAATGTATACTGCAGGATCAATTTCTATATCGACAATTATTCTAGCTCTTATCTTCATGTGTTTCTATTAATTTATCTAAATACCATCTAGCTTTTTTTAGGTCTTGTACAGGTTTTTCTTTATATGCATATCTCCATATATATTTAAGAACATTACCTTTTAAGTATCCTTTAAATTCTAAGGATGACATAGAAGCTTCTATTGCTTGTATAGCTTCTATGCCTCCTTTATTATAATGTTGTGGATAATTCACATCATCATACTTCGATGCTGTAGGCTTCTTCATTCAGTGTACCTCTACCAAATATAAATAAACTTTCATTTGTATTACTCGTTATTATTATTAAGTTAAAAAAAGTATTAAGTATAATCATACCTAACGCTGATCTAAAGAATACTACTACTCTTCTTTTGTAAAGTCCACGTGTACTACGTTTCCTTTTCGTTCCACAACAGGTTCTTCCAGTTCAAAATCTATGAGTGACTTCCATAGTATCTCTCCTTCTTTTCCTGTTATTTTCCCGTCAACAGCTTTATCAAAAAAAGTGGTATAGAGGTCAATAAGTTCATCAGATGCGATATAACTAAGACCAACCATAGCACGAGCCAAGTTAAGGTAATGCTCGTAAGCATCATCAGGGAGGTTAGCAGACGTATTACAGGTAATAAAAGTCTCATGAATCCAATCTCCATCTTCGTCTGCTTTTGGGATGATACGAATTATAATTGTATCTTTTCCCGTTTCGAGGGGCTTCTTTGCCATTAATTTTTTCCTTCTTGTACCTCGGTGTAGTAATACCAAGGAGGGTTAACAGCAGATGAAGCAGGCTGAGGCATATGTTTAAGGTCATCCCAACAAGAATTTTTATATTCACAAAAAGAACATGTCTTGCTAAGATGTTTATTACCTGTCTTCTTTCCTCTAAAAGTCTCTTCAACCGCCTCGAAATTGCGTTTAAACGGTATCTTATCCTTTATTGCTTTTATTTTAGATTCGATAGTGTTTAAACGTTCCTGTATTTCTTCTTCAGTAAGTTCTAGTTCTAGATAAGTTATCTCGCCAGTGGCTTTATTAATAGCCCACCAACCACCTACATCTTTCTTAGAGCCATGCGAATACATAACTAATTGGTCTACATAACCAAAAGTGTCATGCTCTTTCATGTTTGCATCGGAAGAAAATTTATGTCTGTATGCCCAAGCAGAACAAGATTTTACATCATCGACCTTACCGTCTATGTATAAATCTGTCTCGCCTGATAATACATGATCTCCTATTTTAATTTCTACTTGCTGACTATCCTCAAAAGATATATTAGATGCTTTTAAGATAGCCTTAAATATAGCTTCTATTGTATCCCCTAATATCATACGCATTTTAAATGTAGAGTCTTGTGGCTGTTTTTTAGCACCAAGAGAATCCATCTGTAGCTGACACAAGGGTTTACCCAGATTAGAGGGGCGTAGTTTAAACACTCTCTCTTCTGGGTTAAACTGACGTTTCAATGCTTTTTTAAAATATTCACCTGCTTCTTCTACTATTTCATCAGACATAGTAGCTTTATCCGCACTAGCTTTTTCTAGATAGGCAAAAATTCTTGCTAAGTTATCATTCATACTATGCGTCTACGTTAATAAACTCTTCAGCATCAAGAACAACTTCAGCATCATTTATTTTCTTTGATGCCTCTGAAGCTTTTTGTCTAACCATATCATTATGCGTTAGAATATACTCATTAAAAACTTTGTTAGTTCCTATATCTTCTTCTGATAATTCAATAGAATCTTTTTCAATAGTAGGATTTACAATGTACCAACTAATAGCAGGAGTAGATTTATATTCCATTTCAAACTTTAACTCTCTACTATATGGAGCAATTTTAGTTTTTGCCATTTCAGATAATGCGTTACCAAACTGTTTAAACGTATCCTTACTACCTATTTGATATAGTACAGGAAGATTATCAAAAGAAACTTTTTCTCCGTTACCTTCTTTTACAGCATTCTCTACTCTTAATAGACCAAACAGTACTCTATATTTTTTAGAGCCTCTCCACCATGCTTTTTCATCATCACTAGCTTTGTCCCAATCTTCTATTTTTGTTTTACCACAATTCATAGTTCCTAGTTCATCTAGTGCGTCATCATATAAGTTACGAACAAATATAGAACGATTTACATATCTGCCTCGCATATCTTTACCTTCTTTAGTTTGAAAGATAGCGTTCTCATCGTATCTCTGGTAAAAAAATCTCTGCTGAAATACTCGTATCCATGCGTTTTCGGCATAGACTACCCCATATTTAGGGTGATCAATCTTTACTGTGCCATCAGGAATTGTTGATCCAGTAGCTGATCTAGTTTTATTGTTAATGGAAAGTCTAGGAATATTTACCAATGAGCTAGATGTCTGCTCGTTTTGTATACCTAGTGCCTCCATAGCCTGTGAAAAAGGCAATGTGTCTTCTGTTAATGTTAATTCTGTAGTCATATAGACCTCCTTTAATGTGTCATAGAGTTATACTCTTATTTAAGATAATGTCAAGTTTAAACGGTTAATATTTTGATCTTTTTTTATAAATAATATTTTCACCTTTTTTATGCCATGACATTTTTGGCAATGTAATTTTATTATAGGGATGCTGTCTGTTGTATTGGTATAGTTCTCTCTTCCATTTCACAAACGTCTTCGGACTGTTCATCATGTATTTCTTCCATATCTAACCAGTCATCTCCTATCTTTAAATCTACTTCCATAGGAACATCTAAAGTAAGATTAAACTCGGCAAGCAACCTTTCTGGGACTTTTAGCATAGCCTTCTTTAATTCAAAAGGTATAACATCAATCTCATCTGGGTGTACATCAACAACAATAGAATCGTGTACTGTGTTAATGATAAGTGATTTATATTTTTTTAAGTCTAATATTTCCTTAAACAAAATACATGCTAAAGGGACTATTTCTGCGGTAGCAATGGACTGCACAGGATAATTTTTAATTTGTGTTGCAAAGGTAGAACCATATCGTGTTCTTGTTACTCTTGGAAAAGAAAACTGTCTTCCCGTTATTGTTTGTATTTTTTTGGTAGCTATAGCTTCTTCTTGTAGTTTAGTATGCCATTCACCTATATTACTATACTTTTTAATAAAAGATTGGTTATATGCAACTTCAGCAGGAGACCCTGACATGCCTCCATATAAAGGTCTAAAAGTTCTAGCCTTAGCATCTTGTCTTGATGTGGGCTGACCTGCTTCAGTTAATACTTTAGATGTGTATGCGTGAACATCAAAGCCTTCATCTATTTCTTTTCTACCTGTTAAATCATTTGCTACCCACACTGCCGTTCTAAATTCTAGCTGTGCAAAATCTCCCTCTAATACTTTACCACCTTCAAACCTAGACACAATAGCTTTTCGTACTTTAGCAGTGCTTCCTCTTGGTAAGTTTTGGAAATTAGGCTTGGAAGAAGATAGTCTTCCTGTAGCAGTTCTTACCTGATTAATCTGAGGGTGCAGTATACCATTCTCATATACGTTTTGCTGTATGCCTTTACAAAAAGAATTTATATAAGTGTCTAGTGCATTCACCCTCTGCATATTATCTAAAAATAAATAAGCATCGTTTAAACCCTTGTCTTGAGCAATTTCTGCTAAAATTCCAAACGTAGTTTTATCTGTTGCGAAACCATTTGCAGTCACTTGATCTACAGATGTTGGAGAAAATCTGAACCCCGCAACATCCTGTAATTTTTTATAAGCGTATCCTGTACCATTGCAAGACTGACACTTGGGATGTTTTTTATATGGAGTTCCATCTTTTTTTCTACGAAATATAGTTCCTGTACCTCTACAAGTTGTACATTGTTTAACTTCTGTCTTACGAGATATTGTAGTTTGTGCTTTAACTATTTCATCTAAGTGATTCTTAGGTATACGGTTTTTGTACTTGCCTGTACCACCTGCTCTAGTTCCTATACCAAAAACTCTTGCCCATTCATTCTTGTCGTTGACTTTTCTAGACCATACAATTTCAGATAGCTGTTCAGGACTAGCTAAATTAAAAGGCTTATCTCCCATAACTTTCTTTACAATTTCTTTATTCTGTGCTGTCTTGTATGTCCTTTCGTTAGCATAGCCTAGCCTAACAGTTTCTAAAGCATCTACATCAATCGCTAAACCGTTTCTTTCTATGTCTATAAGAACCTTAGTCATTTCATTAGTTAATTTTACAATCGGTAACATAGATTTATATTCGTCTGTGTGAAAAAGTTTATCTTGTTCTAAATAAAGTTCCCCGCAAGATATTATATCATATTTGTTGTACTCGCCAACAAGAGCTATAGGCATAGCCTCAAAACCTACTTTGTTACTAAAATATTCTTCTATTAGTTCAGATTTCTTTTGCGTTACATTTCTTCTTTTGCAAGATTGTTCTAAAGACAAAGCTAACTTCTCTCCTCTTGCTAAAAGATATTCCCCGATCATAGTGTCGTACAAATCTCCTGAATAGGTAAAGCCACATTCATACAGCCATGACATATCATATTTTATGTTATGCCCTATAAGTAAATCTGCTTTGTCTAAAGCAGTTTGCAAATCAGTTACATCACTAGGTGAGCTATCTTTGTACTCATTGTGTTTAAACCATGTGACCGTCACATTCTCTACTTTATCTGTTACAGGAGCATGTCCAACACACACTAAATAATTATCTTTATGGTAAGGAGACGGATTACCGTCTGTGACTTTATTTTCAATGTCAATTACTAATTTGTTATTGTACATGTACGTTCCTTATTAAGTCGGGCTGAGTGCGTTAGATTGTACGAGGTAGGTAAACAATCAATATGTACATCAGTGAGTTCAGTCTTGAGGAGGATTAGATTCTCACTCTTACATCATCACACTCAGCCACATCCCTACAAAAATGAAAAAAAGTAGGGAAACCGTTTAAACATCTTAATCCATATAAGATGCTGTAAGATGGTCAAATATTACAGCAAAATTACCATGCTGTCCTGTTATTTTATTCTTGACAATATTAATCCATCTCATATTAGTATCGCCTTCTTCTGTCTCTTCTTTGCCTATTAAGACAATTAAATCTGCCTCACCTGCCTTGCCCGTTCTTGAGCCTGACAACATAGAGTCGTTCAATATAATTTTACCAGATGCCTCAGCAGATAACTGACACATACCAAACACCACACAATCTTGTCGTTTAGCTAGGTCTCTGCTTTCAGCATATAAACTTGTAAGCCTTTGGTCATCTCTAGCATAAGTACCTCCTATTTGGGTCTTATCTAGTATATCTATTATAACAATATCAGGCTTTTCTTTTTCTACTATTGACTCCATTTCACCAAATGTCAAGCTACTAGAGTCAAAAACTTGTAAATTTTCTGATTTCTTTTTCCACTTATCTATAAATTTATGTTTATATTCTTTTACATAAGCTATTCTTTCTTGACATGAAGCTGACACCATTCTAAGCATATGACGTTGAGCCTTTTCTTCATTGGTAAACATCATACACTTAGCACCTTGATCTAAAAATCCTTGAGGAGAAGCAATAATAGAGTGAGCAAAACCTGATTTCCCAACGTTTGGTCTTGCTCCTACTACTACAAACATACCCTTACTGATTCCCCCAACCCTGTCGTTTAAACTGGGTACATGAAATTTATAATGATGCTCTTGATCTAGTTCGTCAAATAGCTCTTCCATGTCATTAGATGCTCTGTAGTCATCTTCTTTATTTTTATCTGCCATAAGCCTGAGTTTTTCACTTGCTCTTATTACAGCAGTAGAGTCGTAATGGTCTCCTTGCATTATCTCAATAGACTGTTGAGCAACCTTTTGTGCCTGAGATTGTAATGACATTTTGTATACCATATCAAAAGCTACATCATCATCTATATCATTTAATTTTTTTATATTCTCAAACTCGGCTAATACAGACTCTCTCTGCGATACTGTAATAGAAGGAAAGGTGGCTATATAGTTCATAGCTATATCTGTAAGAGTTAAATCTTTATCTTTATATTTTTTATAAGCGTCATCTACTGCGTTTTTCACTTTTAATAGTCCGTTAGAGAACATAGTGTCATCTAGTCTATCAACAACTTGATTATGGAAATCATGGTTTGTTGCGTATTTTTTTAATATTTCTTTTGGCATACTTGTCATTTTATTATTCCTCAATTCGTGGGCATCCTAGTTCTTCAACTTGGATAATTTCATATCTTCCTTCATCATCAAATGTACTTCCTAAATATATAGGAACACATCCTACATCCTCTGGCATACCACTGCATCCTTGTATAGCTATACCTAATAATGCTATGTAATAGAGTTTAAACAGCTTGTGCATTATTCCACCAATCGGGTTTAGCTCTACCTTTTTCCCATTTAGCATAATGTTTTTCATTTATACAGTAATTACGATATGCCACAATCGGGTCATTGTTTTTGTATTGGTCTGGCATAGCTTGTGCCAATTTAGTTTTAACAGCTTTCATTTCTATGTTTTTAGGTAGTCTTTTTAAGGCTTCTTTAAGTTTAATATAACTTAAATGTTCTTTACCATATCTATATTTATACTCGTCACATAAAGATATAAAATGGTGGTATAGCCATAGATAATTCTCACTTGTCTGCCTAGCCCAAATAGTGCAAGGATGATTTTTGTAAGCAGTCTTATATAGACCTACTTTATCTGCATACTCATCTCCATCTAATTCTCTATGTGCTGTGCATAACATCTGTGCTGTTTCTAACGGCATTTTTACTAACATCTTATCAGGCTGTGCCTGTGCTGATTTTTCAGGGCAATCGTAAAAGTAAAATATATTCATTTTAATCCTCCTTCTCAAAAGTTATAAATAGACTTGCTATATTATTACAACCTCTTATACCACATAAGGTATCGTTGTCAATGGTATATTCATCTAAAAGTTTTTCAGGAAATTTATGTTTGCGTTGACAATCTGAACATATCTGCGACCAATCTCCTGCCGTCTCATCATCCACAATATCATTAAAAGCTACGTTTAAACGTATACCTCTATTTTTTGTATTCCTAGATTTCCTAAACCCCATGTAATATTTCTCCCAACATCTTTTTTATCGTATCTTTATTTTCGTATTTAAGATCTCTTTCTAAAATCATTACTTTACATTTGTCTACATGAATGGCTAGTTTGCGTTGGATGTCAATAGCTTTATCTGTTGCGTCTCTATCTAATGCTACTATAACTTTTTTATATGGTTTTAAATATTTTATATGCTCTGTTAATAAATTAGTTCCTAATAAAGCTACGCCTGTTGCCTCATGTGATACCACACAAGCTGACGTACAGTCCTCAACAACCACTGCCACATCTTCGTTGTCCCCTATGATAAAGGGTATATGAGAATTGTCGTACCTGTACCACTTCATTCCATACTTCAATGCCCTGCCCACAGCACCTACAACTTTACTATCATATACTGTCATAAATGCTAATCTGTCGT